TCCGCATAGCAATTGATGAGGCGGCCGCCGCTCTCCTGCGGGTTGGCCCCAGGAAATGTCGAGAGGGGGAACGGGATCGCAACCGGGGAGCCCGTGTCCGCCATGTCAGAAATACTCCACCCTCAACACTTCGCCCGTGGGCCGACCGCGGTTCATCTGCTTGAGCGAGCGTGCCGCCGCGCCGCCGCCGACCGGCACTCCCGCAGCGCCACCAAGCCCCTTGTTCACCATGTCGGCAAGCCCTGTCCCGTTCTGGCCGAACTTCTCCGCACACTCGCCGGCCACGATATCGGCCAAGTCGGAGAACCACGCGCCAGGAATATTATTGATATCCGGCACGTAGACGATATCGAGCCCGGCCAGCTTGCGGACGATGGAGTCGAGCTTCTCGGTGACATAAAGAGCATCCTCAGGATCGGTTGGCTGGCCGGCCGACTTGACGCCGAGATTGGCCAACGTCTCGTCGACCAGCTCGGCCTGCGTCCGATAGGGGGATGTTGCGGGCATCGGTTATGCTGCGTCCTTCACCTGATCCTTGCGCGCCTCGAGGAACGGCGTCAGATAGGCGATGTCCTTCTGCGCGCAGCCACATCGATCACGTAGTTCCTGCTCGCCGTCCCACCGCTGCACGATCTGCTCATGGGACGTGCTCTCGCGTATCCAGCGCAGCGCATAGCCGCGGTACTTGTCGGCATCGTCGGGCAGGCGCGCCGAGGCCGACTTGCGCGGCGGACGCACGCCATCGACTGAAAATGACGGATTGGTCCGAAGAATCTCGACCATCGACTTCTTCGTCTCGACGCCGCGCGATTGCAGCGTGCCATCCGGCAAAAAATACTCTTTCCGCTCTGGATACGAGATCGTCTTGCTCAACGGCAGGATGACCGGCACGTTCGCCTTGAACTCGATGCCATTCATGGTCATCTTGCCCGGATCGCCATCCTCTGGATGCCAGATCACTCTCGCGGTTCCGGTAGGCGCTACTGCCTCGGTCTTCACGTCTTCTTTAGCCATGCTTGGTTCCTTCAGTTGAATTGGGCGCGACGGTCGACTCGGAGGGCCCAAATCGACCGCCGCTTTACGATGATCCTTCGGTGCCGCCCGGAGGGGCCATCGCAATGTGAATTATGCAGCGGCAGCAAGTTTCGAGCGCAGCAAGTACCCCTCCAATGCCCAAATCTGCTTGCGAGCATCCTCTCGCGCAATCTTTCCACCGAGTTCAGCATCGTAGTTTTCGGGGCTTGCGCACGCACTCTTGCCAATAATGGTGTAGCCGTTTCTGAGCGTCAGAACGCAGATAGTGAGGCACTTCAGGGATTCACTATAAGGCATCGCGAATAGTTCAGACGCGCGCCCCCAACACTCGGCGGCAATCTGCGCATTAATATGATCCGGCGTCAGGCGAGGTGCGGTCTTACCCTTCGCCTGGATTTCCTTCTCGATCTCTTGTTCATCTCTGGACATTTGCTCTTCCTCTTCGGGGATACTCGGAACCGCCGAGCGCGGATTTCTATGAAATTGATGCGGCGCGCCAGTCATTGTTGGTCTGATCTCGAATAAACACACCGGCTTGTCCGGTTGTCAATGCAAGCGCCGTATTTGCCGAACCGTTGATGCTGCCACCAACAAACGGGAACACCTCGATAGTGACCGCCGTATCGTTGAGCACCCAGTGCATCTCTTCCGCACATCCCGTGAGGATATCCGGCAGGATAACGCTTCCGCTCGCGGTTCCCTTTGTCACCCGCGTTACATCGGTCTTGATCGCCGTGGCCGCAGCCTGCGCATTCGCCGTGCTCGTTGTCACGTTGTCATCCAGATTGTGCTGCTTCTTTCCAAGATGATCCATCAGTGACAGAATCACAACCGTAGTCATGGTGATTTCCTCTCAATAGAGATTGGCGACGGGACCAAGCGCAGTCGTGAACGTCGTCGGAGCCGTGATGGTGGTAAATCCTGTCGCATATACCTGAGTAACCTGCTTCGCCACTCCGCACGATCCCTGCGTAAGAGTGTTCGGACGTACCGTGTTGTTATCATAGAACACCGTCACATAATAGGTTGCAGGACCAACCGCCGCATATGTCCCGGTGAAAGGCACAAGCTGATATTGCGTCGTACCGGACATAGCCGTCGAGCCGGACGTTGCCACGATAGCGCCAGCGCTGTTGGCAAGGCCTACCTTCATGTTCCCGGAAATGGTCGCACTGTTGAAGACCGCAACACCCGTCACAGTGACATTGGCAGGAACCATTACCTCGGCAATGTAGACTTCCGTGTTGACCGGCGTTTGCGCCGTATAAGCCACCATCGACGGATTGCCGCCGCACGTCGATATGTTCCGCGGCGAAAGCGTAAAGCCGCCGGCTGGCGATTGACCTAGCAGCGACGCCGCAGCCTTCCACAGCGTAAATGTCGTGAAGTTCGAGGCGCCATTCTGACCGCGATAAAGCGGAACCAAGTCAGAGCCCGCAGGACTGACGATGTTATTGTTGACGTTCTGCGTAACAAGACTGCCAAGATCGGTCGTAACCGATTGACCCATCAGAACAAAGCCGGCAAACGCGGCGCAAGCAGCTATCGATAAGCTACGTTTCATTGGTTCTCTCCGGCTTCGAATGAAGCCCGGGGCCAAAGGCCCCAGGCTGTTTTTGTGCGCTCAGCACGCGCCGGCGGTCGCGCCGACCGCAACCGGAGCGCAGGTGCCGTCATTCGGAGCAATATATTCAATGACGAATATAGCTTGCCCCGTGGTGCCGTTCGAAGCGTTGGCGCCTGATGTGTAGACTACATACACATCAAAACCACCCATGGCTCCAGTCTGGGCAGTGCTGTTGCCAGTCACAGCCAGACCAATCCCGGCGAACGTGCCAGCGCCACAGGAAGTGCCGCAGTAGACATATGGAGCAGTTCCTGTCGTGGCCCCAGTAAACACATTGACTGCACCCAGAATGGTCGCCCCGGTTGCGGTCGTGCTGAGGCCAAGCGTGGCCGATGTCGTCGGATTGAAGACCGTGATCAAGTCCATGATTACAGTCTTCAAGAACGCATTATACGGAACCGCTCCTACCTTGATCGAGCAAACCGCAGCAGCAGCCGGCATGGGGCATGAGTTGTAGTTGAACGTGAACCTCAAATAGTGCGTCTGCTGCGTGTTGAATTGCCTCGGAGGGAAGCTCCGCGGAGCGATGACCTGTGCAAACGTCGGAATGATGAACGCCGTCGATGCAGCAGCAAGTGTGAACAGAAAGAGCCCTACGGCTCCTACTAGATTACGAAAGATAGTGCGCATGGTGTTGACCTTTCGATGGATGGGGTTGACAAATAAGCCAGTAGAGGTGCTTAAGTGTCTGCGGCGGAAGCGAAAAATCCTGTAAACTTGCCCCAATCCTTATAGTTGCCCGCGGGATTGAGCTTGGCGATCGTCTTGAGGCCGTACGCCATCATCACACCAACGCCCCGGAAGAACTGATAGTCGTCTTCCTTCAGGAATGTCGGCTGCGGCATGCGTCCCCAGCACCATGCCATGGCGGACTGGCCGCACATAAACACCGGGGCCACTTGGATCGATGATCCGCCGGCCGTCACGTAGAAGGTCGGCAAGCGAACATCCATCTCGGGGATTTCCCGGATGATGATGCCGTTGTAGAGCAGATCGCCATCCTGGAACAACGGGTTCTTATCGAGCCCATCGCCCTCACGGGGACGAGCCTGCGTATTGGCGTTGATGATAGTGGTGTCAGACTGTAGGTCGCGAAAGCAGTTAGGCCCCGCAAACACCACGAAGTACTCCCGTCCGTTCTTCAGTTTGTACGGACGGATGCGTGGATTGGCCTTCTTGGCCTGCCGCTTCATCTTGAGCAAAGCCGCGGCCGAAAGCGTCATGCCAGACGTGATATTGCCCATAGCGGTGGCAAACACCGTCGAGATGTTGCCGGTCGATCCGCCAATGAGAACACGATCCGCATTATCCACAATCCAGGTGTTGCGCTGCGCAGCCGTGGCAGCATCGAACAGAACGCCATTGACACGCTGTCCGAAATTGCTTCCAAGCCCGACCGGAGCGGTGCTGGCCACCGGAACCGCATAAAACGCGTCGATAATCTCGTCGCGCTGAAGCTCCTTGCCCCAATCTTCCAAGAGCGGCCTCGCCTGGCCGAACAGGTCAATCGAGCTCTTCTGCTCTTCTGACTTCGGAATTTTGACGGCGTTACGCGCCCAGTCGATCCAGGCCCGGTCGCCGTAGTTGTCGATCGCCTCCTCGTTGCCGACCAGAGTCCCGGTCGAGATCGCCTGTGCCTTGAGGCGAGCAATGAGCGGGATGTTGATCTGTTCGCCGCCATTCTTCAGGTCGTTAATAACCCGAATAATGGCAGTCATTTCAGTCCCGATGTAGGGACTGAAGAGGTTCTGACGAATGTATTCCCGTGTCACTTCCTTTCGGAAGACGATGAGTTTGTTGTTTACTGCAACAGTGGTCAAAGCCATGTCCCAACTCCTTTGGGGTCATGGCTGATCGCAATCTTTATCGGCAGTCGGAAAGCATCAGCCTTCTAGCGACGTGTCCCGTAGTCGAAGATGCTCCGCTCGGAACCGTCTTGCATTTCTGGGTCTGCGTTGCGCTGGACATTCGAGCCCGTGGCGCTGTTAAGGGATGGTAGACGCTGTGCTGGCCTGATTTCATGGCGTGGTTGCATTCGCCCGTTGCCGTTCTGCGGAGCGCGCGATTGCTGCCGCTGCTGGACACGTGGAGCGAGCTGTTCAAACACCTGAGCGCGATACTCTTCACCACCGTTGCGATCCCACCAATCGAACATCGCTTTGGATGGGTCGGGCGCGGTGTAGATGCCCTGCACCAACGACTGGTTCCTCGGGTCGCGAGGATCAAGCCTCGTCAGAGCATTGTACGCAGCCTGGAACTCGAAGGCGCGTTCGCCTTGGGCCGCCGCGGACAGGTTCTGATCCACTCGCTGCATTTCCCGTTGCTGCTGCACTTGCTGGAACGCAGCAAAACGCTCCTCGATCCTAGATGACGCCCTGCGCTCGGCCTGCTCGAGAACCCATTGCTCGTACTTATCGGGTTCCGCGAACATGTCGGGCTTGGGCGGTGGCGGCGCCTCCGCTTGACGCGGCGGTGGTGCATTGACACGAGCAGAGAGTTCAGCGACCCGACCGTTGTATTCGGCAATCTGGCGTTCCA